CCCTCGCGGCCTCAAGCTTGTACTCGTTGTTCCCCTCGGAGAGCGCCTGGCTGTTGGTCCCGCGCGAAAGGTGCGCGTAGCCGGGCAGCTCCTCCGGCGACATCTGGAAGGCGGACAGGATCGTCCTGGCGTTGGAGTCGGCGAGGAACTGGAACTCGGCGTCGCGCTGGACGCTGCTCTCGACGGACACCCAGCTGATGTCGTCCTCGGGCCCCATGCCGAACACCGGCATGCGCCAGGCGTTGGTCACGGAGTTGATCGAGGCGTTGAACTGGAGCCGAATCTGCTGCAGGGCCGCCTGGTCGATGCCGTCGGCCTTGACGACCAGCATCCCGCGCGTGGCACGGCCGCTCTGGAAGTAGAGCTTGTTGTGCAGCGAGATGTTGATGTGCGTCGTGACCGCGTTGATGATCGTGTCGAGCGGGGTCAGCGGGTAGCCGTTGTACTCAACGTCCGTTGCCGGGTAGAGGTTGTGCACGAAGAGTTCCTCGTGCGTGAAGGCCTGGACGGGGCGGCCGTCGATGACCTGCACGAAGTCGTACCTCGGGGCGTCCTTGTCGTCCTTCGGCGGGAAGAACTTCGCGGGGTCGAGCTTCTCGTTCTTGATCTCCTGCAGGATCTTGATGGCGTGGCTCCGGACGGACTCGGCCTGGGTCGCGGACCTCTCGGACACCCGGTAGATCGTGCCGGCGTCGACGTTGCGGACGGAGTGGAATTCCCTCTTCCCCTCATCGGTCATAACCGTCACGGGCTCGACCGCGAACCGGCCGAACCTGAGGCCGTCGTAGGTGATCATCTTGAGGAACTCTGGGAAGTTCAGCCTCTCGCTGTCCTTCCAGCCCTCTGTGCGGCCGCAGCGGAACAGGTTGAGCTTGGCCTCGTTGATCTCCTTCTGGAGGGCCTCCTTCTGGCCCTCCTTCCCGCTTTCCTCGCTCTCCTCCTCCTCCATCTCTTCGAGGATGCCCGGCAGCGGGACGATGTCGTACCCGATGTCGAAGCGGTTCGCGCGGGGGCGGCCGAAGGACGACACCTGGTTCGAGCGGGCGTTGAGCACCGCGGCGATCAGGTCGTCCTGCCGGCAGACCTTCTTGATCAGGGAGTCGGGGAGGAGCTGGAGCTTCGCCTTGTAGAGGGAGTCGTAGACCCCGGTGGCCGTGGACGGGTCCACGTCGAAGGCCATCTTCACCGGCTTGTCCCTTCCAATGTTGTCCCCGCTGCCGTGCTTGGCCAGGGCGTCCGCGATCAGCGTGAGCGGGTCGGAGTTCCGCGAGAGTTCCCTCTTCGCGGTCTCGTCCCCCTTCTCGGCCTTCTCGAAGGTTTCGAGCCGCCTCTTCTCCTCGGCGACGAGCTGCGTGGCCACGGGGTCGAGGGACAGGACGATGGTCTTGTTCTGGACGGCCTCTCTGTCCTTTTTGGGGATCTTCATGGCTCTCCTTTACTGCGCGAGGAACCAGTAGACGTTCATCGGGTCCTTCGTGCTCCGGTTCACGACCGTGAGGGAGTACGCGAGGCCCACCTTGTGGAAGACGGCCACCTGCGCCGGGTCGCCCGGGAGGAACGGGGAGAGCCGGTTGCTGTTCGAGGCGTCGCCGTTCAGCCGGACCACGGCCTCCTGGTCGACCTCGACGTAGACCACCTTCTTCGCGGAGGTGTAGAACACCATGCCGGAGGCGTCGGGCATGATGCCGGACTCCAGCGGGATCGGGGTCGTGGAGACGACCTCGAAGAAGTCGGGGGCGACGGCGGTCACCGTGTACGACTTCTGCGTCACGGCCGAGAACCCGGCCGAGACGTCAACGGTGCTGCCGACCTGCACGCCGGCCGCCGAGTACGCGCGGAAGACCGAGGCGTAGCCGAGGCCCAGGACGACGGACTCGGCCGCCGCGAGGAACGCGGCGCCGTCGGGGCGCACGCAGGTGATCGAGGTGGCGTCCTTGCCGATGACCGACCAGTAGCCCTCGTTCAGGGTGTTGAACGGGCCCGCGGCGTCGCCGGTGCTGAGGCCGGCGATGCGGAGCACGTCCCCGATCTGGACGGCGGCGAAGCTCAGGGCTCCGGCGCCGGAGGACGCGAACTTGGCCGTGGAGTTGTTGTTTGTGGTGACCACGACGGGCGTGGTCGCGCCGGCGGCCAGGGCCCTCTCCGCCCTGAGGGCCGGGGCGGTTCCCGCGGCCGAGAGGAACCGGTAGGTGGAGGCGGTCCCGGGCAGGAGCGAGACGGCGAAGGCGGTCGTCCCGTCGATGCTTGTCGCCTGTGTGCCGGAGTAGATGGCGAGGGAGCCGCCGGGCTGGATGACGGCCTGGTTCGAGACGGCGTTTTCCACCTGCACGTTCCTAAACTCGCGCGTCCAGTTGGCCAGGCGGCGGTTGGGGTTGTTGTTGGTACTGCCCTCGCTCCCGTCGTAGGCTAGGATTGAATGAAGCAGGTTGAGGAGGGTCGTGGTCATGGGATAGTACCTCTAGTATCAAAAGATTGCGGCATTGCTATTCGTCTCCCCCGCCCTCGCCGAAGTCCCAGAGGACACTGCCGCTGCCGCCGGCGCCGCCGATGGGCGTGGCGTTCTGCGTGGCGACGGTGATCGCGTGGGTCATCCAGTTGGCGGTGCCGTCCTGCGGCGTGAGCGCCTGGGGCAGGCCTTGCTTCTTCTCGGCCTCGGAGAGCCTGGCGGTCATGATCCCGCCGGTCTTCGAAAAAAGGCATTGGACCGGATACCTTAGGCCGTCGCACTCGTCGTCCTCGCGCTTGTCGGGGTCCTTGGTGGGGACCCCCGCCGCGTCCAGCAGCCAGTGGTATTTGGCCAGGCGACCGAACAGGAACTCAACCCCCGTGTCGCCGGACAGAAAGTACATGCTGCTGGTGCCCGTGGCCGTCATGAGCTTCATGCGTATGGCCTCGATCCCGTCCGCCACCACCTTCTTGAACTTGGGGACGTTGAAGCCGCCCTTGCGGTGCAGGGTCTTGTTGTGGCCGGGGTAGGCCTGGTCGGCGTAGACCGCCTTGACGGCCTTGGGGCCGCCGACAAGCCCGGCGCGGTCCACGGACATGGCGACGGCGTCATCCAGCTCGAGGCCCGGGGCGGCCAGGCAGTCGAGGACGAACGTCCTGCCGGCCCCGTCCACGGCCAGGATGATGAAGACGAAGTTGTGCGTGAACCCCCAGTCGACGCCCGCGTAGAAGTCCAGCCCCAGCTCCTTCATGGTGAGGATGAGGTCGGCCCGGGTGAAGCGGGGGTCCCGGGGGCGGCCGTCCAGCATCTCGGCGATCTGCGCGGCGGTCTTCTTGTGCACCAGGCGGCTCAGGGTCGGGTAGATGAGGCCGGTCGACGCCGGCTTCCAGCACATCAGCTCCGCGGAGGCCAGCTCGGGGCTGACGTTCCTGAACAGGTTGATGACGTGGTCGATGGGCTTGAGGAGCAGACCGTTCTCCCTGCGGTGGGCAAGCCTGGTCTGGCAGACGGAGAACAGGGGGCAGTCCACGCAGCCGGCGTATCCCCTGGCCGGGGCGTAGTCCTTGGCCTCCTCGGCCGTCAGCGAGGCGTAGCCTGCCGACGTGACCGACCTGAAGAGCGCCCTGTTGTAGTGCATGTCGACCATGGGCAGCTCGGGCTTGTGCCTCCCCGGCGGGCACCTCTCGGACACGTCGATGATGTTCCAGTGCCGGATGTGCAGCCCCGTGATCTCCGCCCTGTCTATCTCGTTCTGTACGTTGCCGTACGCGAACTTCCTGGTGGAGGTGTAGACGGTGACCGGCAGCTGCACCGTCCCGTCCTTGCGGCGGCGGGCGGACGGAATCAGCTTGGCCTGGGCGAACACCTTGGGGTTGTCGAGTACGTCGACCTCGTCCATCACCATGAGGGGGACGTGCTGGTAGTTTGTGCCCTTCATGGTCGCGACGACTATCCCGAGGGAACTCTTCCCCCCTCCGAACGCCTCCGGCCTCACCATGACGGTCCTTCTCTTGGCGTCCCTGTCCACGTAGTCGTGCAGGTACTCCCCGGAGAAGTTGTCGCCGATGTACTCCTTGGCCTTGTCGGACTGGTCAAGGATGGCCGCCATGTGGGCCGCGTTGAGGCCGAGGACGGCCAGCACGACGGTCTCCAGGGTGGAGGCCGAGAGCGTCTTGTACCCGTCGCGGCAGGCGTAGTAGAGGGCCTGGGAGAACTTGGGGTCGCTCTCGCGGAGCTTGGAGTAGACCTCCCAGATCATGTCCATCGGGGACGAGTTGGAGTCCGGGTCCACGACCTCCCCGGGGTAGTCTATCCCCAGGTAGAACTGGATCCAGTCGTGCAGGTCCTCCTTGGTGGAGGGCGGCTCGAAGATCGCGAGCCGAAGCTCCTCCTCGGTGGGGTCCTGGTCCTGTTTGGGGTCCTCGGTCACTTCCTCGTCTTTGCCGCCAGGGCCTTCCTTATGACCACGCGGGCCTCGCCCGGGGGAAGCGCGGCGCGGACGGGCGTCGAGGCCACGTCGATCACCGACCCGGCCGACTGGGCGGACGGGGGGACGGTCGGGGCCTTGGCCTTGTCCTGCCCGGTGAGCTTTTGCAACAGTTCCACGGCCTTCTGGTACCCCAGGAGCCCGTTGACCATCATGTTGCCCTTAAGCTCCTCCTCGTTGCCCGTCTGGAGGTACTTCTTGAGCTGGCCGCCGTACTTCTTGTGGCTCACGGCGAGCAGGTCCGAGACGAAGTTGACGGCCTCCAGGGTGGTGTTCATCAGCCTCTCCACGACCTGCTTCTGGAGCTGCTCGGAGTACGCGTCCCTCTTGGCGTCCCAGTCGAACTTGACCTGCGCGTGGAGGATCGCCCCGAGGGGGTACTGCGGGTTGAGTTCCTGTATCTTTTCGGCAGTGTAGCCCTCCAGGAACAGCTTGTAGAACTGCGCCACGAGCGACGGGGCGAGCTGCGACCCCGGCATCGGTAGCTTGTCCTCGATGTACGCGAGCAGGGTCTCCTTCTCGCTGTCGGAGAGCCTAGACTGCTCGACCCTTTCTCTTTCCATCCGCCGCCGCCTTTGGCGAGATTTCTCTGCCGTTCACCAGCACCTTTACCTCGGTGTTGGGCCAAAACAAGTACTTCGTCCAGACGGTGAGTGCCTCCGCGCCGAGTGCCTTCGCCCTCGCGCTGGACCGCCCCTTCGCCTGCACGTCGTAGACCACGCGCACGAAGCGCGGGGTCCTGTGCATGTCGCCGTTGTCGTCGGGCTTGGAGCGGGGCTCGCCGACCTCGATGGTCGTCTTCGTCCCCTCCACCACGGAGCCCGGAATGGCGACAAGCGGCCACCGCTCCAGATTCTTCCTCTGGAACTCGGTGACCGCACCTGTCATATCGGTAATATCACGGGCGGCCGCGAAGGCCCTGGTCTCGTTTAGCGATGCAGCCCGGTTCTCTTTGCCACTTCCTGCCACAGTACCTCCTTTTCGACGCCCCACTCGCCGCCGGCGACGAACTTCTTGAGGGACGAGGCTATCCCCTCGGATTCCTTGACATCCGCCTTCGCCTCCGCCTCGCGCCGGACCCTTATCTCGATGCGCCTGTCGCCCTGGACCACCTTCAGGACCTCGTCGCAGAAGGCCGCGGGGCCCTCGATGTCCACGATGATCCTCGCGTCCACCTCGCTCGGCGGGATGGGGAGTACGACTTCCATCGGCCCCAACAACTCGACCATCTGGGGGCTCACGAGGAACCGGTAGATGGGCTTGCAGACGCCCTCCGTCTCGAAGGTCTCCTCCGACACGACGCGGCCCTCGTCGTCCAGCCCCAGGAGGAGCAGTGACCGGGCGATGTTGGCGTCGGAGACCGTCCGCCAGCGCGGGGAGCCGGGGTAGGTGAGCTTCCCCATCTTCTGCGGGAGGTGGATGTGGCCGCTGTAGACCTTCTCGAACGGCACCTCGTCGAGCTGCACGCCGTCGGGGGCCGGGAAGTTGTTCTCGTACATGGCGCCGACGAACGTCTGGTGGCAGACGAGGGTCCTGCGGGGGCTCGGGTCCGGGTCCTCGGTCGGGCGCGGCTCCGAGGGGTAGGCGAGCTTGGCGGCGGCCGCCTTGAACTCCGCGGGGTCCTTGTAGTAGGGCATGTAGGCCACGCGGTCGACCACGGCGGGCTCCTCGACGACGAGGGCCCGGCCCTTGTACGGGATGAGCGCGTGCATGCTCCGGGGCGCCTCGGTTCCGGGCATGTCGTGGTTCCCCACGAGCATGATCGGGGTCGGCCCCGGCCAGGCCTCGAGCGCGTTGTACCAGGCGTGCATCACCTCCACCCGGACCATCGAGTGGGTGTGGTGCTGGTCGCCGAGGAAGACCACGCGGGCCTTGTGCTCGACGGCGACCCTCTTCACGAGCCCGATCAGCCGCCAGAAGTCGTCCAGCGCGTCGGGCGTGACGTGGGGGTCCCCCACAAGGAGGAGCTTCTTCACGGCTTTCCCGCCGTGGAGAAGACCGGGGGACTGTCGGGGTCGGCAAACAGGACAATCTCCGACTCGGGCACGAGGATGGCGGCGGTGGTGCCGCCGTCGCCGCAGACGTCAATGTCATACTGCGCCTTGGCCCATGCGGATGTGTAGCAGATGGCCCTCACCCAGATGTGGCTCCCGGCGCAAAGCTCCTGCAGGGCGGGGGAGCCGGCGTACGGCATCAGGACCCTCAGCCTCGTGAGGGTCGTGCGCTGCCCCGCCCTTGCAAACCCGTCCACGACGCAGGCCTTCACCTGCTGGCTCTCCATGGGTTCGGTCACGATCAAACCATTCCTGCTAAAGGGAAAATCCATCACTTACCTCCGACCGCGGCCGGGGCGACGCCCTTCAGCCGCAAAACTTTGACCTCGAATATCGTCAGGCACGAGAGGGCGTCCGCGAGGGCGCGCTTGTCCTGGGCCTCGGCCACCTTCTCCTCCTGGAGCGGGCCGGGGTCGGCGACCTTCGAGTACATGGTCTGGGCGTCCTCGCCCCCCACCCGGCTGTCCATGCTCACGGGCGAGGCCGCGCGGAGGAGGCTCTGCATACTGTCCTTCGTGACGTACTTGGGCTCGGGGGTCTCGGGCTTCTCCTTCTTGGCCTCCTCCCAGATCTCCTTGCGCTGCTTGTTCATCTCCTCGACGACGCAGGGCAGGTCCGACATGTTCTTCCGGTACGAGGTGATGTTCGCCCGGTACAGCTCCCGCCGGTCCGAGGGGTAGAAGTGCAGGGTGGTGTCGGAGTACATCTCGACCATGTTGCCGGACATGCGCCCTATGGCGACGCTGCGGAACACGGTCGTGTAGGGCGGGACGAACTTGTCGACCGCGGAGATCAGGCCCTCGCTCGCCGTCTGGACCAGGTCCATGTACTCCGTCGTGGACGTGTGCGGGACCTTCCCCCAAAAGAGCTTCGCGCGGTTGATGGCCAGCGGGAGGTTACGCTCGATGATCCCGCCGCGGTGCGCCCGGATCTCGTCGGCCATCTTCCTGACCTTCGCGGCCCTCTTCCCCCTGTACCTGGAGACGGCGAAGGCGACGAACAGGTAGTTCGCCCGGAACCCGTGGAGCCTGGAGGGGGCCTTGGCCTTGAGGGCCGGCGCGATCTTGGAGGAGAACACGCCCTGGCGCTCCCGGAAGTACGGGCGGGCCGAGAGGATGTTCTTGCGCTGCACGGTTATGTGGTCGACGAACTCCCGGTAGACGGCGCGGCCCTCCGGGTGGCTCGTGAGGAACCTTCGGAAGCGGGTCTCCATCCTGACCAGCGTGTCGATCTGCTGCTTCTGCGTCTTGTCGGTGGCCCCGCCGGCGATGACCGACTTGAGGTCCTCCGCGAACCGCCTGAAGTGTTCGCCGCTGCTCACCGCTGCACCCCCACGTACTCCAGCTTGTCCAGTATCCCCCTGTAGGTGGACGCCCGCTCCATGGCGTGGCGGTGGAGCGTGTCGATGTTCGTGACGTCGAAGTCCACGATGGTGCAGTGCTCCTTCCTGCCCGGGACCCGGCGCGTGCCCCGGCCGACGGCCTGGCGGAACTTTACCTCGGACTTCCCGCCCTGGATCAGGATCAGGTTGTGCGCCGCCTGTATGTCGGTGCCGGTGCAGATTGCGGAGGTCCCCACCAAAACCAATATCTTGCCCGCGTTGAACCGCTCGACCTGGTCGACGACGTCGGAGGTGTGGAACCTCGCCGGCAGGATGTTGCGGAGGTCGCGGACCTCGTACCCCTTCTCGGCCCGGGCCCGGTCCTTGGCGGACATGTAGGGGATTCCACCGTGGGCAAACTCGAACTCGACCCGGAGGTACGGCTCCAGGGCGACGATCTGCGGAAGCTCGTCCACGAGGATGAGGGTCTGCTGGTTCAGCTGGAGCGCCGCGCGGGTGGCTATCGCTCCGGCGAGGGCGTTCACGGACGGGTTGTAGAGCAGGTGGCGGCGGGTCAGGTCGTTCGGGTCGTCCCCGTAGGAGGGGGCCGTGGAGGTGACGCGGAACACCTTGAACGAGAGGTCGGCGAGGAAGCCGGCCTTGATCCCGTCCTCGACGGTCATCCGGTAGACCATGGGGCCGGTGATCCCGCGGAGCAGCAACTCGGAGCCGTCGTTCCTGGTCTGTGTCGCCGAGAAGAAGAACCGGTAGGGCACGCCCACGAAGAGGCCCGTGCAGACCTCCTTGATGGTCTCGGCCGGAACCAGGTGCGACTCGTCGGCGATGAAGACCTGCGCGGCGGAGAGTTCGCCCCAGACGTCGGAGCCCGGGACAACCTTCGTGAGGGCCGCGGAGATCGCGACCGTTATGTGCTTGATCTGCTTCTTCCCGTCGCCGTACATCCCCACCCTCGCCTTGCCGAAGCAGTCCGTGAGGAGCGTGAGGAGCTGGCTTGCGATGCTGACCGAGGGCGCGATCACCACGGTCCTCAGACCGAGGCGCTGGACGAGGGAGGCTATGATCAGGGACTTGCCGAGGCCGGTCCCGACCTCGACCCCCGCGTGCTTGCCGCCAAGCAAAGTCTCCAGGGCCTCGGCCTGGTACGGGCGCAGCTGGGGCGGGACCTTCTTCCAGGGGAGGTGCCCGGTTTCGGGGTACTCGACCGTGTCCTCGAAGTCGGCGCCGAAGGTCTTGGCGACCTCGTCCCCAAGGCCGGCGTAGGTGAAGAAGCCCTGGTCGTCCCTGAACAGGAGGCAGGGGTCGCGGCGGACCGTGAGGGAGGCGGTCTCCCCGTCGTACCTCTCCTCGCCGTACCTCTCGCGCTTCCAGGAGGCCTTCTTGTGCTCCCGCAGGAGCCGCTCGACCTTCTTGTCCCTGTACGTCAAAAACTTGGCGCAGGCGGGGTTCCCGCCGATCTCGTCGGGGATCCTTGCCCAGCAGGGGGAAGTCTTGCGGACGGGGCCGACCATCTACCCCTTCTTCGTTTCCAGGCGGAGCGTCACGGTCCGCAGGGCGGCGGTCAGCCTCTCGGACGGGCTGCCGTGGAGTTCGACCATCTGGACGCCGGCGGGGCGGAATCCCGCCATGGTGAGCGTGTAGAGCGTCTTCTCGATGGTGCGGTCCAGCGCGAAGGAGAAGTCCGCGCTGTGGACGCGGTTCGGGTCCGGCCTGGCCTCGCCGCTCTTGCCGGAGAGCGGGTCCCACCCGACCACGCACCGGACCTCGAAGGGGCGGGCGAAGAAGACGACGTCGTACCGCTCAAGGGACAGGCCTATCATCTCGGCCCGGTCCCTGTCGGAGACGTTTTCGAGGTAGAAGTGCGCGTTCGCCACGGAGCCGTCCGTGACGACGACCTCGGTGCCGGAGCCGAGGAAGAGGTTCTCCTCCTTGCGCTGCCCGTCCGCGATCTCGCGCTGGTCCTGGTCGTCCAGGGGGAGCGCCTTCTCGCCCCAGATTTCCCGCTGGGTGGCGATGTACTTTCGCGCGTACTCGGGGACGAACTCGCAGGCCACGCCCATCTCCTTCAGCTTTGCGAAGAGGCCGGCGGCCAGCGTTGTCTTTCCGGTTATCGGGGAACCCAACACACCAATCAGCATCTAGCCTCCCTTGTTTACTTTCTTGAGGATTTTTTCGAACATCTCCTGGCGCGTCTTGGACACGTCCACGTCCAGGGAGAACATCTCGGCGGCCGCCGGCGCGTTGTAGGGCCGCTCGAAGGTGTAGGTCGAGACGAGCGAGCCGAACTCCTTGGCCACGGCCAGCAGGTTCTTCCAGTAGTCGTCGGCGAAGACGTGCTGCGCCCCGGCGTACCTGGACATGAGCGCGTCCATGTAGTCCGGCTTCTCCTGCCCCTCCCCCTTCGAGGTGAAGAGGATCTCGTCGAAGTAGATGCCGTGGGCCGTGAGGTTCTTCAGCCGGTGGACCGCGAACGCCTGCCCGAGGGACGTGATCAGGACGACCCGGGCCCCGGCCATGTGCAGCTTCCAGGTGAAGGCGACGGCGCCCTGGTGCGCCTCAAGGTTGAGCGGCCAGTCGGCGGGGAGCGACGCGAAAATCTCCCGGCTGCGCTCCTCCGTCCCGAGGACTTCGAGGTAGTTCCAGCTCACGGGGACGTAGTCCAGCATGAGCGGGCCGTGCCCCATCGAGGTGATGTGCGCGTTGTAGGTCCGGCAAAAGTCGACCAGCACGTCGTCGACGTCGAGCCAAACCACGTACTTCTCTTGACTCATCGAATACTAAATAGCGGGGCCGGCACCGTTTTTTTTCTTGAGGGGAGCTTCGCCGGTTTTTCGGCCGCGCAGTTTGTATATATACAGCTCCCTAAAACAGCCCCGCGCGGAGCTTTTTTAAACGCGCCCTTGTTCCAGAAACATACGGGACTTAGACATGGGTGAATTACGGAGTAATTCACCCGGAAACCGCCGGCGACTTCGTCGCCGCGGCGGGTGGCGGTTTCTCCCTAGAGGCCCCCACCACCGCGCCCGCGGTATTGTAAGCTTGAACTCTGCCGAGGAGGAACAGCTTTGCAGTACATGAAGGCAAAAAGCACAGCGAAGGTCGTCGTGGGGCCCGGGAAGCACCTCGAAAAGGTCGTCAAGGACACCCTCCTGAGGGTCGCGGAACTCGTGGGCGCCACCCTCGGGCCCGGCGGCAGGCCCGTCCTGATCGAGCGCCAAGAAAATTTGCCCGAGTTCATCACGAAGGACGGGATCACCGTCTTCAAGAGCATCGGCCTGAGGGACCCGGTCGCGCACTCGATCATGTCCGCGGCCCGGGACGCCGCGGCGCGAACGTCCTCCGAGGCCGGCGACGGCACGACCACCGCCACGGTCCTCGCGGCGAAGATCGTCGAGCTGATGCACGAGTACCTCCGCAGGCACCCCAAGGAGAGCCCGCAGGCCGTCGTCCGCGCGCTCGAGCGCGCGTTCCAGGAGACGGTGCGCCCGTTCCTCAGGGAGAAGATCTCCGTCAAGTGCTCCGGCGCCTACGAGGAGGGCCTCGCCCTCCTGAGGAAGGTCGCCACGGTGAGCGCGAACGGCGACGCGGAGATCGCGGACGTCGTCATCCGAGCCATCGACCTGGTCGGGGAGCGCGGGCACGTCACGATCTCCGAGCTGAGCGGCCAGCCCCACTACGAGGTCGAGCGGATCGACGGCTTCCCCGTCAACAAGGGGTACGAGGAGAGCTGCGCCCGGTTCTACCCGGCCTTCGTGAACGACCGCGCGAACCAGCGGTGCCACCTGGAGCGGCCCATCTTCGTCCTGTACGACGGCTCGATCTCCGACACGGGCACCATCATCCCCGTCATGGAGATGATCGGGAGGCGGTACGGCGAGGACCCGACGTCCCCGAACTGCGTCGTCCTGGTTGCCCACGGCTTCAGCGAGATGGTCCTGCAGGACCTCTCCGTGAACTTCCCGCGGCCGGAGACGACCTACGTCTACCCGCTCCTCACCCCGCAGTCCATGGTGCAGAACAGCCGCTCGCACTTCCTCCACGACCTGTCCGCCTTCACCGGCGCGAGGGTCTTCGACCTCATCTCGAACCCGCTCTCCGAGGCCCGGATGTCGGACCTGGGGCACGGGATGGAGTTCTTCGAGTCGTTCCGGTTCAGGAGCACGGTGGTCGGCAAGCCGGACGAGACCGCGGTGTCCCTCCAGGCCGAGGTGCTGCAGCAGCAGCTCAAGAACGCGGACAGCCAGTACGACAAGATCGTGCTGCAGGAGCGCATCGGGATACTCACCGCCGGCATCGCCAAGATCCGGGTGTACGGCGCGACGCAGGGCGAGCTGAAGGAGAAGCGGGACCGCGTCGAGGACGCCGTCTGCGCCGTCCGCGGGGCCGCGGAGCACGGGGTACTCCCGGGCGGCGGCAAGGCCCTGGTGCTCGCCGCGAACCTCTTCACCCGCCTGTACGAGAACTCCTACTTCATCGGCAAGTCCTGGCTCAGCGAATCCAAGCTCTCCAAGGACGTGCCGGGGCCCGTGGCGGAGATCCTCGCCCCGGCCATGAGGTATCCCGTGAGGAAGATCCTTGAGAACGCCGGGAAGAGCGACCACGAGGTCAGGCAAACCCTCCTGGCCCTCTCCGACCCCGCCAGGCCGCAGAACGAGGTTTGCGACCTGGTGACGGACACCTTCGGGGACGCCGTGGAGAAGGGGCTGCTGGACAGCGTCCCGGCCGTCGTCGAGGCGCTCGGGAACGCCCTGTCCATCGCCAGCCTCCTCGGGACGCTCGGCGGCTGCGTCGTCTTCCCGCGGGACCGCGAGGCCGAGGCCAAGGAGTCGAGCGACACCTACGACTTCCTCGAATCGGCGAACGCGGCCGACGAAAGGCCCTAGTGCCGGCGGTCACCTACAGGTGCCCGAGGTGCGGGTGGGAGCTGAAGAAGATCACCGCCGGAAAGCCCGACCCGAGCGTCCCCTGCCGGGGGAAGCTGGACTGCGGCGGTACGGCGAACCGGGCGATAGGGTCCCCCACCGTGAAGGTCGTGGAGACCATGGACAACGGGCTCATGGCCCGACCCGTGGAGCAGATCAAGGACATCGGCGAGATCATGAAGGAACGGTCCAAGAAGCACGGGGAGGGGCCGCAGTGACGCGGTATGGATTCTAGAAAGCCCCGATGAGGATAAAGTCCCTAGAATTACAGTCATTTAGGTCTTTCGGCCAAAAGGAGCGGATCGAGTTCCCCGAGAGGGGCCTCGTCCTCCTCGACGGCGTCGACAAGGCGACCGGGGAGAGCAGCGGCTCCGGCAAGTCAAGCCTCCTTGAGGCGGTCGCCTTCGCGCTCGGGTACTCGCAGATGCCGGCGACGGAGCTGCAGTGCCGCCACTCCGACGAGCCCCTCCAGGTCGTCCTGACCCTCGACACCGCCGACGGCGAGGTTGTCCTCTCCCGGGGCGCGAAGACCTCCTACGTCTACAAGGGCGAGAAGCACACCGGCGCCAAGGAGTACTCCGAGTTTCTCCTCCGGCTGTTCGGGATGCAGACGGACCTCGTCCGGGCCCTCACCTACCGCGCCCAGCGCGAGGTCGGCAAGTTCGTGTCCATGCCGGACTCCGAGAAGAAGGAGTTCCTCGGGATGTGCATCCCCGAGCTTGAGGTGATCGAGCGCGAGGCCGAGAGGGCCCGCGTCGAGGCCGAGCGGCACGAGGCGGTCGTCCTGCGGGAGCGCGAGTCCCTGGCGGCGCGGCGCGAGGAACTAGGGAGGCACCTCCAGAACGACCCCGCGGCCACGATCAGGGCGGTCGACCCGGCCCCGCTCTCGGCGAAGATAGACGAGCTTCAGGCGAAGAAGAGGGCCGGCATCGAGGCCCTGACGCTCCTCGGCCAGGAGCACGCCGCCTCCGTCGCGGACATCAAGACGGCGGCGTACAGCTTCATGCAGGCCGCGATGGCCGAGGCGGCCCCGCGGCGGGACTCCGCGAAGGCTGCCCTGGCGGAGCACGAGAAGGGCAAGGAGAGGGTGGCGAAGGAGATCGCGGACACCGTCTACAACATCAAAACGGCGGAGGCCGAGAGGAAGTCGGCGCTCGACGAGGTCGAGGGCCGGCTCTCCTCCCTCCGTGGCACGTACGGGGCCCTCATGGGGATCTACGCGTCCAAACCCACCCTGGAGGCCGCCGCGGAGGAGGCCCGCGCCGAGGCCGCGACCCTGCGGGGGAACGTCTGCCCCACCTGCAACCGCGCGTGGGAAGAGTCGCAGGGGAAGGCCGCACTCAGGGAGGACGAGGCCCGGGGAATCTTCGAGAAGGTCCGCATGTGCGACGAGGCCCTCTCCAGGGCCCGGGGCGTGGAGGCCCAAATCTCAGCGGCCGAGGCCGAGAAGGCCGCGGTCGGTTCGGAGAAGGTCGAACGCCTCCGCGCGAACCACCTCGCGCTGGTGCAGACGCAGTCGGGCCTGCGCTCCTACGAGCTTCAGTTCACCAACCAGATCTCGCGCATCGACGAGGAAGTCCGCACCCACACGGCGCAGGAGGAGGTCCGGCTCCGCGCCGGCGTCGACAGGCTTGAGGCACGGATCGCGGCCGCGCAGGCCGAACACCTGGCCCTCTGCCGCGAGCTGACGGCCGCCGCCGGCGCGCTGGAGCAGGCCGAGCAGAAGAACAGGGAGATCAAAAACGTCGTATTGGCGCACGAGATGCTCGTCAGGTCCGTGAGGGACACCATCTCGGACCAGGAGGCGAAGATACTCGCGCTGGAGGCCGAGGGGCTGATGGAGTCCGCGGTCCACAAGTGCCTCGGGCGCTCCGGCTACATGGGGAGCATCTTCGACGAGATCCTGGACGAGATAGGACAGGAGACCACGCGGATCGTGTCCTCAATGCCGAACACCCACTCGGTCTCCATCGCGTTCGCGTCCTGCACCGAGACCAAGAAGGGCAGCGCGAAAAAGGCCATAGCCCCGGTGATCTGCAAGGACGGCCTCCAGGCCTCGCTGCGCTCGCTCAGCGGCGGCCAGCAGACGACAATCGAGCTTGCGGCCGACCTCGCCATCGGCACCGTTGTCGCCCGCCGGACCGGACGGATGCCGGGGTGGCTGGCCCTCGACGAGGCCTTCGACGGCATGGGGATTCCGACGAAAGAGATCTGCATGGAAGTGCTGCGGCGGTACGCCAAGGACCGGCTGGTATTAGTGGTCGACCACGCCACCGAGATCAAGGAAGCGTTCGACAGCAGCATCATGGTGGAGATGGAGGGCGGGAACTCCCGCCTGGTACGCTGAGGGAGGGGAAATGAGAATCGATTTCGTCTACGTTACGATTACCTCCGGCAAGAAGGTTGCCGTGAACCCGGAACACCTGGTCTGCATCATGGTGACGGACAGCGGTTTTGTGGACCTTGTCCTGTCCGCAACGGCCGGAAGGCTGGAGACGGAGATGACGTTCGAGCAGGCCGTCCGCGCCTTCTCGCCCATGAACATCGCCGGCGGAAGGTAGGTTGTCCCTTTTCTCCCGCTTCCTCCGGCTCTTTCGCCGGAGGCCGGCCATCGTGGCCCCCACGGCCGAGGAGGTCCGGCTCTACGGCAATCCCGACGCCGCAAAGTTCTTCCCGCTCCTGGCCCTATGGGCCGACATGGCGAAGCCCGGCAACGACTACTACCTGGCCCTCCACGACGACAAGACGGGCGGCGGATACCGGCTCTGGCTCGAAGACGCGGGCGACGAGTGGATCGCCGGCAGGGCCCTCGCCTTCACCAGCGAGGAGCACCTCCACCACTACGTCGGGATCGTATGCCGAGACACGGAGTGCGTCCCGAGCAACTTCAAGCTCTGGACCGCCAAGTACACGGAGGTGGCCGAGGTCGCGCGGAGGATCAGCGCCAAGCGCCTCTCCGAGGGCGGGAAGGGCATACGGGTGGACCTGTGCGGCGTGAACGCCGACAAGGACGTGGTGACGGCGGACGTGCTTTGGGACGGTTTGACAACGTAGGAGCGATATAAACTTTCGGAGGAAACGTGTTCAAGAAAAAAAGCCTTTTCGAACAACTCAAAGAAATCTCACCGGAATTCGCGGAGTCGGTAGTCAAGCTCGACAACGCGTCCCTGAAGAACAAGCTCGCCGACCTGTCCATCGCCGACTCCGAGATCGACGAGGCGATGAAGGAGGACCAGGACCTCCAGAAGGCGAAGACGGCCTACGACGTGGCGAAAGAGGGCTACGCGGACATCACCGCCGCCAACAAGCTGAAGCGCAAGTACCTCATCCGGCTCCTCAAGGACAGAAGCCAGGCGAGCTAGTGCCGGGAAGAGTCCTATCACTGGACGTCAGCACGAACACCGGGTACGCGGTGTTCGACGGCGGCGCGGACGTGCTTGTGGCCTACGGATTCATGGCCATGATGAAGAGGCCGTCGCAGTATCCGCTCCCCTATCCGCTGAACTACGCCGTCGCGGCGACGGACTACGCCCGCGCCCTGGTGACGCTGGTGGAGCAGTTCGAGCCGGTGGCAATCGTGGTCGAGGAGACCAACCCGGGGCACGAGGTCCTCAGCCAGAGGACGCTGGAGTGGATACACATGGCCCTCAACCTCAAGCTGGGTATGGCCACGAAGGTCTGCTACGTCAGAACCGGGGACTGGCGCCGGGCCGTCGGGCTCCAGCTGAGCAAGGTCCAGGCGAAGGCCAACCTGAAGAAGAGCCTAGAAAAAGCCAAGAAGGAGGCGTCGGCCATACGCTTCCTGATCAAGGCCGCGGGGACCAGCAAGGTGAACGCGATGCACGTAGCCAAGCTGAAGAAAGACCTGAAGGCACTGCAACTCTTCAGGACCACGCGGAAGCACCTCGCGGTCAACATGGTAAACGAACTGTACAAGCTGGACCTAAAAATCGCCGACAACGACACGGCCGACGCCATACTCTTGGGTCGGGCCTTCTACCTCGGCGCCACTGTCTGCGACGGCAAGATGCCGTCGAAAAAACAAAGCTGAACAGAGAGGGCAACACGATGTTTCGGAACGAGGCGGCAGAGTTTGTCTACATCCGCACCTACGCGCGGTGGTTCGACGACAAGGGGCGCAGGGAGGTCGGTTGGGACGAGTCGGCCCAGAGGCTCCTCGACTTCTACTGGAAGATCTGCGGCAACAAGCTCCCGAAGAAGGTGAAGAAGCGGATCGAGCACCGGCTCCTGAAGATGGACGCCATGCCGTCGATGCGGGCCCTCTGGTCCGCCGGCCCCGCGCTCAGGGAGAACTCCATCCTCGGGTACAACTGCTCCTACCTCCCCGTCGCGGACCTGTTCTCGTTCGCCGAGCTGCTCTACATCCTCATGTGCGGCACCGGCGTCGGGTTCAGCGTCGAGCGCCGGTTCTCCGAGAAGCTGCCCGCGGTCGAGAAGCAGTCGGGCCTCGGCTCCGGCGTGCACGTCGTCAGCGACACGAAGGAGGGCTGGGCCACCTCGCTCTACGAGGGCCTGAAGGCCTGGTTCGGGGGCAGGGACATCGAGTTCGACTACACCAAGATCCGACCCCGCGGCGCCCGGCTGAAGATGATGGGCGGGCGGGCCAGCGGCCCCGAGCCGCTGCGCCGGCTGCACAGGTACGTCAAGTCCGCCCTCCTGGCGGCCCAGGGGCGGAAGCTGAACCCCGTCGAGTGCCACGACCTGTGCTGCATGATCGCCGAGGTCGTCGTCGTGGGCGGTGTCCGCCGCAGCAGCCTGATCTCCTTCAGCGACCTGGACGACAACGCCATGCGGACGGCCAAGGACCCGGGGATGCCGGTCTACCGGCAAATGAGCAACAACAGCGCGGCCTACGAGGGCAAGCCCGACATGCTCACCTTCATGGCCGAGTGGCTCAACCTCGCCAAGTCCGGCTCGGGGGAGCGCGGCATCTTCAACGCCGGCGCGGCCCTGAACCAGGCCCCGCGGCGCGGCCTGAAAATCGCCGACAGCTTCCGAACCAACCCGTGCGGCGAGATCATCCTGAAGCCCTTCGAGTTCTGCAACCTCACCGAGGTCGTGGTCCGCGCCTCCGACAGCTTCGACGACCTGATCGAGAAGGTCGAGGCGGCGACGTGGATGGGGGCCATCCAGTCCACCCTGACCAACTTCCCGTTCATCCGGCCGGAGTGGAGGCAGAACTGCGAGAAGGAGCGGCTCATGGGCGTCTCCCTCACGGGGCAGCTGGACAACCCGGGCATCCTGACCGCGGAGAAGCTGGAGATCCTCCGCAACTACGCGATCAAGACTGCGAAGAAGGCCTGTGCCACCCTGAACATAAACCTGAGCGTGGCGATTACCTGCGTCAAGCCGAGCGGGACGGTTAGCCAGGTCGTGGACTGCGCCAGTGGGTGCCACCCGCGGTGGTCGGAGCACTACATCCGGCGCTACCGGATCAGCTCGACCGACCCCCTGTTCAAGATGATGAAGTCCCAGGGCGTCAAGTTCGCGGCCGAGGTCGGCCAGCGGCCCGAGGACTGGAAAAAGGCCGCCAAGCTCTCCGAGGAGGGCAAGCCGTTCGAGAACGTCTGTCCGCTGTACGAGCGCGGGAAGGACTGGTCCGAGGACCGGGTGCAGACGTGGGTCTGTGCCTTCCCCGTCAAGTCCCCCGTGAAGTCCATCGTCAGGAAGGACTGGGGCGCCATCCAGCAGCTTGAGTGGTACAAGCGCGTCCAGAAGAACTGGTGCGAGCACAACGTCAGCTGCACGGTCTACGTAAAGGACAGCGAGTGGCTCAAGGTGGGCAACTGGGTCTACGAGAACTTCGACGACGTGGTCGGTGTGGCTTTCCTCCCAGACTCCGGCGGCGTGTACGAGCTTGCGCCCTACCAGTCCATCACGAAGGACGAATACGAGAAACTGAAGGCCGAGTTTCCGAAGCTCGACTACACCAAGCTGTCGAAGTTCGAGCTGGAGGACAACACGACCGGGGCCCAGACCCTCGCCTGCACGGGCACGACCTGCGAGCTGGGATAGGGGCGATATTAGATCACGGAGGTACTATCCATGGGAACTGGCATGTGGGAAGGCGACACGGACACGGAAGAATTCGGCGTAGAGGAAACCGCCCAGGCAGAGGCCATCATGGCCGAGCTTGAGTCCGGGGCCCGGGCCGACGCCGCAAGGGCGGAGACGCGCGCCGCGACAAGCGACCGCATCATCCGCGCGACCAGCGAGGCGGAAGCCCGCTTCGAGAAAGCCTCCCTCTACAAGACGCTCCTACAGGGGAGCCTCTTCGAGGAAAACTCGGGCTCGGCGGAGACCGTGGCCGAGGTGGAGCAGGAGATCAAGTGTTTCGTCCTCGAACGGTTCGAAACGCTGATCGGGCTCAAGGCCCCCAAGGCCGCGGCCCCGGCGCCGTCCGCGTTCGGCCCCGAGGAAACCGAGGCCCTCCTTTTCCTCGCCAGAAGGATCATGGGAGCCGAGAAGGGAAAGGCCCCGAAGAAAGAGACCCCGAAGGTGCCGGTCCTCAAGAAGGCACCGGTCCAGGCCTCCCCGGCCCTCAGGTCCCGGGGCTCGAAACTTCCCGAGGCCAAACCCGCGATTCCGGCCGCGGCCACCCAGGCGCAGGCGCCGAAGAACAAGGTGACGGCGTCCGCAGAGGTCGTCGCCGGCGTCTCCCAGCTCGCAAAGAAGCAGGGCAAGAAGCTCGTGGTCACGCCCGACGGCCGGGTGGGCAAGATATCCAAGGCGTCCGGGGCCCAGTTCCAGCCCGGGCCCGGCAGCGCGCGGCCCCTTCCCATGCCGTCACCCGAGGAGCAGATGGGCAAGGCCATGGCAGAGTCCGCCCTGAACACGGGGAACAATCCCCTCCTTTCGGTGGCGCCGGTCTACACCAAGATCATGCAGGACGCCGCGAAGAGAGTGGAAGAAGACGGCGGGGAAGAGAACTAAACACGTTATTTCCTTAGGGGGAACAAGATGAGCGAAGAAACCAAGACAGCAGAAGTTCAACCGGTCCGGCCACCACTTTCCGCCCTCCAGCGCATCGAGATTCTGGAGGCAGAGGTCAACAACCTCCGGCAGGCGATCCAGGCCATGGACGCCTCCATCGAGGTGATGTCCGAAAACTTGCAGAAGCAGGTCCGCTTCAACGCCGCCTTCGCGCGCGTCCTCAAGGATGGCAAGGCCATCTCCCTGGAGAGCATCAACGCGGCCGTTTTTGAAAACAAGATAGACGCGCTGAAGGCGCCCATCATCGCCCTGACCGGGGCCGGGCTCCTGGCCCCCGCGGAGACCGTCTCGCTCAAGTCCATAGTCGTCGGCAAGGAGCTTAAAAAGGGCGACAGGACCGTCATATCCGAGCGTATGCAGATGATGGTGCGCGACCTCGTCAAGGCCGCGAAGGCACGGATCATCAACAAGAAGGTGGGGGACGAGGTCGAGCTGGTCGACGGCGCCGACTTCCTCTTCGTGGTGACGGAAATCCACGACGTGCAGGAGCCGAAGCAGGCGCCCGCGCCGGAGGCCCCGGCGGAAGCGCCCCAGGCCGCCCCCGCCGCCGAGGAACCGAAGGCCGAGGAAAAGGGGCCGGAAGCCCCGGAAAAAAACTAGTTGCATTTTTCCGCGAAACCGGGCATAATGTTGGTAGGTGTTAGGGTGTCTCTGAAAGGACGGACCAGATGAAAGCCAACAAAGGCAAGAACCCCATGTTCTCTTTCGCGGAGAAGGCCAAGAAGAAGCTGGAGGCCGGGCAGGAGCTTTCGCCCCTCGAACTGGAGAGCCTCGACAACAAGTGGCTCTCCTCCTACATCGCCAAGCAGATCGAGAAGTGCGCCGGAGAAATCGGCAAGAAGCCGCACGAGGTCATCTGGCTCGACTTCCGCGAGTTCATCAACTTCGGCTACGGCAAGAACTCCGCCGGCATAGCAAAGAAGGCCCTGACGCGGTGCGGCGGCTTCAACGTCGTCCGCGACGCATACTTCCCGCCGGAGGCCTTCCCCGAGGCCGAGGAGCGTAGCCTCCTGAAGCGCACGGCCGAGATGAACCGGAAGTACGCAAGCCAGGAGATCTACGACAACCTGTTCCTCGCCAGGATCAAGGAGATCGTCGACAGGGCCTACGGCACGCGCCGGGTCCGTGTCCCCCGGTTCCTCAAGCCCCGCAAGGGCGGTCCGGTCAAGCGCATCCTGAACGTGCTGCTCAGCGACTTCCACTACCAGTCCCAGCTCAAGCTCGCCGACACCGGCCACGCCTACGGCTCGAAGGAGGAGGCACGCCGCACCGCGAAGCTCTGCAAGACCATCGCGGAGTACAAGCTGGACCACAGGAACGAGACCAAGCTGAACCTGTACCTCGACGGCGACGTCATCCAGGGCCAGCTCCACGACCTGCGGGACGGTTCGCCCCTCGCCGAGCAGGCCTGCGCGGCGACCCACCTGCTCGCGCAGATGGTCGCGTACCTCTCCAGCGCGTTCCCCGAGGTCGAGGTCTACTGCGCGACGGGCAACCACGGCCGGAACACGGCCCGCCACAAGGACCGGGCCACCCGGGAGAAGTGGGACAGCGTGGAAACGATCATCTACTACGGCGTGAAGAGGGCGACGTCCCACATCAAGAACGTCGTCGGCTTCCACATCCCCCGCACCCCCTGGTTCGAGGTGTCCGCCCTCGGCCACAAGTTCTTCGGCACGCACGGCGACGGCTTCTTCAACCCGGGCAACCCCAGCAAGAACATCAACGTGGGCAGCCTGGAGAACCAGTCCAACAGGTGGAACGCGGCCCTCCCGGACACCGACGAGTACAGGGTGTTCATGGTCGGACACGTTCACACCCCGACCGCGTCCTGGCTCGCAAACGGCGCCTGCCTCCTCGTGAACGGCGCGCTGTGCCCGACGGACGGCTTCGCGCAGTCCCTCCCGGTGCCCGAGTCGACGTGCGGGCAGTGGATGTTCGAGACCACGAAGAGCCACCCCGTCGGCGACCTTCGCCTCATCACCGTCAGCAAGGCGGACGACGAGGACGAGAGCCTGGACAAGATCATCAAGCCCTTCGAGGACTTTTAGCCCATGGCCGGCGTGGAGAAAGATGTCGGCGGGTGAGGACGAAATTTCCCGCCTGTTGCGAGAGGACAAGGACTTCGTAGTGGCGAAGCGTTTCGAGAACAGCCTAGCCAGGGTCCTGAAGAAGTACCCGGACGGGGTGCCGGACCGGGCGGCCGCCCAGATGCTCCAGCTAACGGAGGACGAGCTGGAGATGAAGTACCAAGGAATCCTCAGAAAGCTGCGCGGCAAGATGGGCGTTGCCGACGATACAAACAGTTGATGAAAAACTTCGTCTGCCCGCACTGCCATCCGCAGAGCCTTGACTCTGCATCGACCGTGCCCGTCATGGTCGAGCGCGAGGTGGAGCTGGGGACCGGATACGTAACCGCGACGGACCACGGGACCATGGCCGCGGCCCTTGAGGTCTACGGCACGGCGAGGAAGAAGGGCCTCAAGCCCATACTCGGCCTCGAAGCCTACTTCCGCGACGACGACTGCGAGATACTGAAGGCCGCCGGCATCGCCGACGCCAAGGCCTACAACAAGTACTACCACGTCACCATGCACTTTCTCGACCAGGAGGCCTACGAGACGGCCTGCCGCATCCTCTCAGACAGGTGCACCGACCGCAGCGAGGTCCACGGCGGGGAGGCCAAGGCGCTGTTCAACTGGTCGGACCTACGGGAACTCGGCTCCAAGAACGTGACCATGGGCAGCTCGTGCCTCGTGGGCATGGTCGCCCGACACCTCATGTCGAAGCGCCCCGACCTGGCGGTGAAGTACTACCACGCCCTCAAGGCCTCCGTCAAGCCGGGCAACTTCTACGTCGAGGTCTTCCCCCACAGGTGCACGCACAACTGGGAGAACAACGTCCGCATCACCCTCGCCGGCGCCGGCGAGCAGATGAAGATGTGGCTCGGGAAGAAGATCTGCGTCAACGGGAAGGTCTACTCCGCCGAGGCCTACGCCGCCCACCTCGCCAGGGCCAAGAAAGACCCGGGCCCGCAGGTCTTGGAGTACGTCCTCGACAACAAGGTCAAGCGGGAGATCGGTCGGGAGATCGAGAAGGCCGAGAAGCTCCGGGACTTCATCCAGAACGAGTGCACGCCCCTCATGCCGGACGGCGACCTCCAGCTCCTCGCCAACAAGTTTGTCCTGGGGATGGCCCAGCGCGAGGGCGACCCGGTGCTCATCTCGGACGACGCGCACTTCGCGCACCCGGAACAGAAGATCGTGCAGGACGCGCGGCTGGGGAACGGCTCGGAGATGTGGAAGTTCTACAACAACTACCACAGGTTGGAGACAGAGGAGGCGGTCGAGTACTTCCAAGAGAGCCTCGGGATCGACACCGAGACCGTCGAGAAGTGGGTCGAGAACAGCTACGCCTGGGCGGGCCGGTTCGACAAGTTTGAACTCAAGTTCGACGTCTCCCTCCCGCAGAAGTTCTACACCGCCACGGACGGCGAGGACACCACGACGCTCGTCCGCACCAAGAAGCTGATCGACAGGCACGGCCGCATGGACTGGAAGAACCCGGCGATGCTGGACCGGCTCAAGAGGGAGATCGAGATCCTGCACAACAACGGGAAGATCGACCTGCTGCCCTACTTCTTCCCCCTGGAGGAGGTCTGCGCCCTCTACAGGGAGAACGGGATGCTCACGGGCCCCGGCCGCGGTTCGGCCGCCGGCCTGCTGCTGGCCTACCTGCTCGGGATCACGCACGTCGACCCCCTCAAGCACAGCCTGTCCCTGGAGCGTTTCATCACCAAGGAGCGCATCCTCCAGAACACCCTGCCCGACATCGACCAGGACCTTGAGGACCGGGAACTCCTCGTCGGCGCCGACGGGAACTCCGGCTGGCTCAGGGAGCGGTTCGGCGACCACGTCGCCCAGATCTCCACCGACTCAAGCATGAGGCTCAAGAGCAGCATCCGGGACGTGCACCGGTTCCGCGAGGGCTTCGTGAGCCAGGAGATCGAGGACCTCTGCCGCAAGCTGCCGGTCCCCCCGCAGGGCATCAGCGACCACGACTACGTCTTCGGGTACAGCGACGACGACGGGAACCAGATCGACGGCGTCTCCGAGACGAACCCGACGGTCCGCAAGTACATCGAGTGCTACCCCGAGGAGTGGAGGATCGTCGCCCAGATGCTCGGGATCACCCGCCAGAAGTCCCGCCACGCCTGCGCCTACGTCATCGCGGACCGCCCCATCAAGGAGTTCATCCCGCTGACGAAGATCAGCGACGTCGTCGTCACCCAGTTCACGGCGAAGTGGGTCGAGATGGCCGGCGGCGTGAAGATCGACTTCCTCGTCGTCAACTCCCTGAAGGACATCCGCGTCTGCCTGGAGCTGATCCGCAGCCGGCGCGGCATCGACCTGGACCCGTGGAAGCTGCCGGAGGACCAGGTCGTCTTCAACGACATCTGCGAGGGCCAGACCGAGACCGTCTTCCAGCTCAACACCTCGGGCGCCGTCGGATACCTCAAGCTTTTCGACTACTACGCCGAGATTCCGAAGGCCGGCAGGACCCCCGTCAAGGGGATCGCGTCCATCGACGACATCGCCATCTTCACCTCCCTGGACCGCCCGGGCCCCCTGGACTTCAAGGACCCGCTCACGAAGCGGAACATGCTGCAGGAGTACGCCGCGCGCAAGCGCAAGGAGTCGCGCCCCGACGTGCCGGTCCTCGCGGCCCTGCTGCCGGAGACCCACGGCGTCATCGTCTACCAGGAGCAGCTCATGAGGGTGGCCCAGGAGATCGGCGGCATGACCCCGACCCAGGCCAACGAGTTCCGCGGGTACGTCGCCAAGAAGAAGAAGGTCGAGCTGATGCAGATGAAGGCCCTGTTCCTGGAGGGCGCCCTGAAGAAGCTGGACGGGGACACCGCCGAGCGCCTGTGGGACATGATGGTCACGTTCGGGCAGTACGGCTTCAACGCGTCGCACGCGGTCTCCTACTCCTACATCGCCTACGCCTGTGCCTACCTGAAGCACCACTACCCGCTGGAGTGGTGGTGTTCCGTCCTCCGCAACGCCAAGAAGAACGAGGTCGCGGAGAGGTTCTGGAAGCACTGCGGCCACCTGGTCAGCCTGCCGGACATCAACACGAGCACGGACAACTTCTCCCTGCCGGCCGCGCCGGTGGAGGGCGAGAAGATCCTGGCCCCCATCCTCCTTCTGGACGGCATCGGCGAGGCCACCCACAACGAGCTTTGCGCCAAGCGGCCGTTCGCGAACATCGAGGACTTCGTCAAGAAGACGGACCCGCGGCTGATCAACAAGGGGATCTCGTGCAAGCTGATCGCAAGCGGCGTCATGGACAGCCTGTTCCCGGAGGGCGACGGCATCCTCGACAAGCTGATGGCCTACATGATCGCGCGCGCGAAGATACGGGACGAGAAGCAGGAGCCGGTGCCCGAGCAGTTCGTGGGGCTGTCCCCGCTCAGGCGGTACGCGCTCCAGAAGAGCATCCTCGCCATCTGCGAGGGCAGCGCCACGGAGATGGTCCTGCGCGACCCCCCGAGGGGCATGTCGGTCCCCGAGAACGGGCGCGCGGAGTACAACAGGTCGGGGAAGAAGTACCCCGTCGTCCGGGGGAGCGAGTTCGAGAGGCTGGCGGAGATGGAGATCTCGGCGCCCGTGCACTGCGCGGCCGTGGGGTACGTCATCTCGGAGCGGCGGTTCGCGTACAAGAACAAGCAGGCCGAGGCCGTCGAGCTGGTCCTCGACGTGGACGGCGTGATCTTCAGCACGGTCAAGTGGCCGGACCGCGAGACGGGGGAGTTGAAAGCCCCCGAAAACATGGCGAAGTCGGTGGCCCTGGTGGCGCTCAGCAGGTACAAGACCGACCGGCCGTTCTACGTAGACGATATAGTTTTGCTTGTATAGGCTTGTAAGGGAGGAGTTATGGCAGACAAACTTTTGGTCGAGACAATCGAAGGCATAAGGGCCCTGAAGGCCGACGCGGCGCTGCCGGTCGAGCAGTGGGACTACCGGACGCGGCCGGGGATCGAGCTGCGGAAGAGGGCGGCCGAGAACGCGCTGCCGGAGGCCCTCGCGGCCTACAAGAAGCTTCTGGAGGCCAGAATTTTGGCCGTGGTCGTGGGAGGCCCCGGCGCCGAGAAGTTCGCCCGGCTGGCCGAGGCCGAGTTCGGCTGCCTCGCCTTCCCCGCCGACGCACTCTACCGGGACTCCGCGGGCTTCGTGCGCTCCATGGTGGCCAACGGCGAGCTGTTCTCGACCTCGGTGGTCATGGGCCTCACCAAGTTCCTCAGGGACGTCGCCCTCTCCCTCAAGCTCGAAAGGGTTGTGGCCCCGACGATGGACGCGGACCTGCTCCGGCAGGTCGACAACGACGAAACGCTCCTCGGACTGGTGCGGACCTCCATCGACCGCGGCGCCGGCCCGGCCTTCAACATGGCATACCTGACCGACATGATCGCCGAGAAGGCCGCCGCAGCCGAGTACGCGCTGCCGGTCCTCCCGGTCGTGCTGTTCGCCCCGGGCAAGCCGGAGGGGCTGAGCTTCGCCCGCCAGTTCGAGACCGCCGCGCCCAACGAAGACTTCGGCAAGGACACCGTGGAGAAGGGGCTCGTCGCCGCCCGGCAGCAGTTCGGGATCGGCGGGGAGAAGGAGAAGCGGACGCACAAGAAAAGGGAAGTGGCCGTGGTGGCCGATACAAAAGAAACGACGGAAACCGAACAAAACTAGAAAGGAAAAACGATCATGGCATTTGGAAGAACGAACTACGAACGAACCCAATTCAAACGCAAGAACTACTGGAAGCTGGAAGAGGGCGAGAGCATCTACCGCGTCCTCCCGCCGTACGGCAGCCTGCAAGAAACGAACCGGTTCAGCTACTTCTGGCGCATCCACTTCGGCTTCGCCGGCACCGACGGCAAGATGAAGCCGTTCGCCTGCATCCAGTCGAAGGACGGCAACGGGATGACCACGCAGCGGTGCCCCGTGTGCGAACTCCGCACCCAGCTCCAGATCAAGGAGCGGGAACTCACCGAGAAGGGCGAGGGCGAGCTGGCCCTCAAGCCCATCCGCGACCGCATCCGGGCAATCGACCCCGACGCCAAGCACTACATGAACGTCATGACGATGGACGGGCAGCTCGGCTCCCTGAAGATTCCCAACAAGTCCATGACCGCCCTCAAGAACCGCATCGAGAAGCTCCGGGAGGACGGCAAGGACCCCGTCAACCCCGAGGGCGGCGTGTTCTTCGTCTTCACCCGGCACGGCACGGGCAACCAGACGGACCACCAGGTGGACGTCTATAAGGAGCACGTCACCGTGAACGGCGAGAAGCTCGAACGGACCAAGGCGGCGCCCCTCACCGAGGAGATCATCCGGCGGTGCGACGGGCAGAACAGCGAGATCTTCGACCTCCCGATGATGTACAAGCGCCTCACGGAGGAGGAGCTTGACATGCTCGTGAAGGGCGACGCCACGATTGTGGACCGCCTGTTCGCGCGGCCCGAGAGGAACGGCGCGGCGAAGGCACCGGCACCGCAGGCCCAACAGCCCGCAGCGCCGACCCCGCCCGCGGTGCAGGCGACCGCCATGTCCACCCCGACGGTGGAAGTGCCGGCCAGCATCCCGGCCCCACCCCCCGTGGCGGCGGCCCCGGCGCCGGAGGCCCCCAAGGCGGCCGCACCGGTTCAGGCCTCAAAGCCGGTCGACGTGGCGAGCATGTCCAACGAAGAGTTTGAGCGGATGTTCCAGGACTCGATCAGAAAGTAGGCCAACTTGGCGGAAGACAGGAAGCTCATGATGGTGCCCCGGGGTCTCTCCGGCCCCGGGATGCCCACGGCCCTGACGCTGGACGTCACCGACATCGCAATCGCGGAGTCCAAGCTGAACAGGGTCAGCAGCGCAAACCCCAACAACTGGCTCAGCCTGGCGGACTGCTACAACACCGGCTACGCCAAGTGCGTCAAGTACAACGCCCTGTTGAGGTCCGAGATGGGGGCGGCCGAACGCGAGGCCCGGATGATGAAGGCCCACATGACTACGAGCAAACTCGCCAGCTTCCTCAAGGAGTACGGCCTGCAAGACAGCAGGGACGCCCGGGAGGCACTGTACCTCGGCGACCCCAGGTACGTTGAGGCGCTCGACAAGATCGCGGCTTTGGCCGCGGCGATAGAGTTGTTCGAGGCCAAGGCGAAGGCGTTCACGAACGCCTACCAGGCCGTGAAGAAGATCGCGGACGACCGCAGCAACTCGTGGTTCAAGGGGAGTATCCCCGACGGGAACGGAGGAGAGGATGTCACCTAGAGACTGGTTCAAGGAACTCACCAAGCTGGAGGGGGCTGTGGACCTCACGAAGAACGTGTACAACACGGTCGTGCAGTCGCCGAGCCCGTCCTTCAACTTCATCTTCGGCCAGGGCTGGGGCATCCCGTTCGGGTACACGGCCTGCCTCTACGGCCCGCCCAAGTGCGGGAAGTCGTTCCTCCTCAACGCGATCATCGGGCAGCTCCACAAGGACGACCCCGAGGCCATCGCCGTCAAGTTCAACACGGAGTTCCGCGAGAAGGGGCAGTTCAGCAACATCTGGGGCATCGACACCGAGGGGAAGCGTTACATCTCCTACGAGGTGAACAACCCGACCCTGATCTTCGACCGGATCGAGGGGCCCATCGCGGAGATGTGCCAGCAGGGCGCGCCCATCAAGCTGATCGGCATCGACTCGGTCCAGGGCATCCAGGGCCGCATGACCATGAACACGGATTCAATCGCGGCGATTCGACCCGGCGACCACGCCTTCACGGTCCAGGAGGGCCTCAAGCGCATCCGGCCCATCCTCGACAAGTACGGCATCGCCCTGATCCTTACGGCGCACGTCCGCGAAAACCTCCAGATGGGCGGGAACAAGCCCGGGATGAAGACCACCAAGATGGCCGGCTCCTGGGGCCTCAAGCACAGCGCCGAGTACTGGGTCTACATCGACAAGGTCGGCTCCGAGGACGGGCGCGAGAGCGGCCTCGGCGAAAAGTTCGTCGACTCGGAAATGAAGGACCTGCGCGACAACGCGGACAAGACCGCGCACAAGATCTACTTCCGCATGCAGGAGAACAGCGTCGGCCCCGCGGGGCGAACCGGCGTGATGACCATCGACTACAAGCAGGGGATCATCAACACCTACGAGGAGATCGCAATGCTGGGCCTCCACCGGAACGTGGTGGTTCACCCGCCGTCGAAGGCCGGCACCGGCGTCGACGCCTCGCGCTACGCCTACGGCACCGACGTGTGGCACGGCAAGACCAACTTCCTCATGGCGGTCCGGGACAGCAGGGAACTGCAGGAGAAGATCCTGCAGGAGCTTCGAGCCCTCGACACCCCGGCGGCCAAGAAAGACTAGGCCCCCCGTGGGCGACAAGAGGGCCCCGGTTCCGGGGTCAATCGAAAAGATCCTGAGGGACGCGGGCGTCCAGTTCAAGGCGCGGTCCGTTTCGCTCGTCCTCGACTGCCCCAAGTGCTCGAAAAGGTCCAAGCTCTACATCCGAAGGTCCGACGGGCGCTTCGTGTGCTGGTACTGCGACGCGAACGGGGGGTTCTCGGGCAAGCCGGAGTACGCCCTGACGGAGTTGACCGGCCGACCCCTCTCCGAGCTTCGGGCCGAACTCTACGGGGAGGACCTCCCCAAGAACCAAAAGTACCTGGACGTCGAACTCGGGAGGAAGACGGTCGCGGAGATCGAGGGCCCCGTCCCCGACATCCGGCTGCCGGCGAACTTCCACTTCACCCACGAGCCGCAGGCCGCCGAGGGGCTGGCCTACCTGGTGTCACGCGGGGTGTCGCCCGAGGTCGCGGAGGAGTACCTGCTCATGTACTGCCCCACCATGCGGAGGGTCGTGTTCCCCGTCTTCTCGGAGGACCAGAGGCTCGTGGGCTACCAGGCCCGGACCATAGACCCCGGGGTGGAACCGAAGATCCTGACGAGCACACCGTTCCCCCGGAACCGAACCCTCATGTTCTTGAATAGATTGCGAAATTCCGAGCACGCCGTCCTGTTCGAGGGCCCCTTCGACGCCGTGAAGGGCCACCTCTGCGGGGGCAACGTCGCGGCCATGGGGAAGAAGGTCGGCGACGGCCAGATCGAGCTGATAAAGTCCTTTGGAATCAAAAGGTTGTACCTCTTCCTCGACACCGACGCCCTGAACGACGTCTCCGGGGTCATCGACCGGGCCGGCGAGATGGAGTGCTGGGTCTGCCGGGTGCCCGAGGGCAAGAAGGACGCCGGCGAGTGCACCCCCGAGGAGGTCCTCGCGCAGTTCCGGCTGGCGACCCGGGCCACGCGCCGGAACCTCTTCATCTACCTGAAAAGATAGCCTAAAAAAGTACTTGCTTTTTCCCGCGGGAAGGCGCATAATCAGATCATGGCGAAAACTCGCTACCTTATCAGCAGGATCGGTGCACTCTACCACAGGGGTTGTTGGAACGAGTCGAGGGGCTACCACACGGAACGGGACGGGGACACCAGGCCGCTCAAGGCCAAGCCGCGGGAATTCATCTGCGCGTGGTGCGGCGGCCGCGGCGCGAAGCGCCCCATCAAGGCCTGCCCACCCCCCAAGAGCAGACGCAGGAAGCCGGCTGCCCGCAAAAAAGCCTTTTCTTTCGATAAAGTCAGGGCCTCCCGCCGGATGAGGTTTTTTTGAAAAACCAGTTGCTTTTTGCCGCGGAAGGGCGCATAATGGGGTCATGGTGAAGAGACAGTTCAGACTCCTAGACGCCCACATCACGATCACCTCCACCAGCCGCGCGGGGAACTTCCAGGGCTGGCGGGTCAGGGTGAAGATGGACGACGGGCGCACGGCCGAGGGCTTCTGCTCGAAACTCACGATCCAAGAGGCCATGGACGCCTCGATCAAGTTCATCCCGACCAGGGACGACGGGCAGCGATGACGACGGAGAAGGAAAGACGGAAGGACTTCGAGCAGCCGCTTCCGCTGTACCTGCCCCTCCCCGAGCCGCCCATGCTGGACAAGGACCCCAAGGGCATCGCCGCGGACACCGAGCGCGGGATTTGGGTCATAGACCTGGGTCCCCCGGCGGCAAGAAAGAGAGCCCGCCGGCTGCGGCTCCTGAAGAGGCCCAAGAGGGCACGGGGGGAAAAATGAGGAGAGGCTACGCGAAGCTCGGACTTTCCGGCAAGACAAACGTGACGGCCTGCGGGCCGCGATATCATTCCCTGCCATTCCCGTCCTACCTGGAGACAAAGGTCGAACTGAAGGCCTGGGCCGCGACGATCAACGCCGGCCGCCGGGCCCGAGGGGACAAGCCATACGACTACGTCTGCTGGTTCACGGCCGGCGGGAAGAAGCTCACCAACCAACCACTGGCGGAGGTCGAATGAGGGAGAAGATCAACATGGCGGTGATCGGCCCGTCCAAGGGCACCAAGGCGGAGCTGGCGGTCAGGAAGTGGCTCCGGGAGGAGAACCTCGACGTCGTGGAGAACGACGCGACGCTGCCCGGGAAGCCCGACGCCGCGATACCGTCCCTCCAGCTCGCCGTCTTCGTCGACGGCCGCTTCTGGCACGACCCGGAGTTCGTGGCCGGGCGCAAGATCAACACCGACAAGCAGTTTTGGGTCGACAAGGCGACCGCGAACGCCGAGCGGGACCGCCAGGCCAACGCCGAGCTGGCGAAGGCGGGCTGGCGCGTGGTCCGCGTGTGGTCCGAGGACGTCCTCGGGAAGTCCACGCAGGCCGAGGCCAAGCGCAAGGTGCTCTCCGCGACGCGCATCAACTTCCACGACAACTTCGAGCTGGTCTACCTCCGGCACCGCTCCGTGCGCCGGGCGAAGGGCAAGCTCACCGACGCGAAGCTGAAGAAGTACGGGCCGCAGGTCCGCGCGATCTCGCGCGCGGCCTACAACAAGTACAGGTACGCCATGGGCGTGCTCGGCGCGGACGAGTGTGACCTCTACAACGTCGGGCTCGTCTACCTCATGATCTTCGTGGACAAGTGGGAGGTCGGGGGCGACGAGAAGAAGAACAGGCGCACGCTCTGGCAGTTCCTCAACCAGCGGTTCGGGGAGTGGGCCATGATCGCGGCCAAGAAGAACTACAACATCCGGGGGAACATGGACACGTCGCCCCTCACCGAGGAGGAGTACATGCAGTGCGTGAGGGCCGAGGAGCCGCCCGCCGCGGACCCCGACCCGGGGCGGGAGGAGAACACGAGGCGCCTCAGGGAGACCTTCGCCCGGCTGACGGCGAGGGAGCGGAACCACCGCGTCGTCGAGGTCGCCTCCCTCCGGCACGGCGACCCGGTCGCCCGGGAGGCCGCCCGGGCCTGGTGCGCGAAGAACGGCGTGGACTGGGAGATGCTGACTTGGATGCGACTCAGGGAGCGCCCGAACATGTACGCGCACTACGTCGTCGTCCGGTACGACCCCGCCTGGCGCGCGCGCGCCGAGGCGATGGGGATCGACACCGCGGGCTGGCCGGCGGACCACCGGCGGCACAAGAAGACGAGCGGCTGCCTGGCCCTGGCGTGCGCCCCGGAGAAGGAGAGGGAGGAGCCGTGAAGTCGCTTTTCTTCAAGTGCGGCCACTGCGACGTCAGGCACTACGTCTGCGACGCCGGAAGGTCCGCGAACTCCGAAATGGTGTGGTTCCGCATGGAACG